CGTAGCCCCTTCAATGAAGACCCTCAGCAGACGTGCTGGGGGTCTTTTGTTTTCAATGCGTGGTCAGGGTCAAAGACCCTATGTGGGATACTTAGCGCATGATGACCAGAGCCGAGGCAATCGCGCAAGTTAGTCTTTTCTGCGATGCCACATCCTACCCACAGCTCTCCACTACCGAGATTGGTAGTGCGTTAGACATCTACTCCCGCTTCAGCACATGGACAGCGGCAACCACTTACGCTGTCGGTGACCGTGTAGTGCCTACAACGCCCAATGGGCGGGTTTATGAGGCACGGGTGGCTGGTACTTCATCCAGCACACAACCAGAGTTTCCAGCCTATCCAGCGGCACAATACAAAGGCTGGTCAATCCAAGATGGGACATCCGATCCGGTACTGACTTGGGTAGACATGGGCAGTATCAACGTCGAACGCTACGATGTCCGAACTGTAGCCCGTCAGATGTGGATGGTCAAAGCATCCCGTGTTGTTGCTGAGATTGATGCCAAAGAAGGCGCATCCGATGTCAAGCTAAGTCAACTCAAAAGCCATTGCCTAGAGATGGCTGATAAGTACCGACCATTGGTGGTTGTATGAGCCCTATCCTGCGTCAAACCATACAGGCAGGCATGGTACGCAACTTGTGCCAAGACCGTGTAGAAGTACACCGCTTCACCTTGACCAAAGACGGCAGAGGCGGTGCTACTGAGACTTGGCGAAAGGTTGCCGAATACCCTGCACGGGTTACGAACCAAAGCGACACAGAATCTATAGTTGGTGGGGCTATAGCATCATCAGCGCAATGGACACTGATCGTGGCCGTTGCTGCTGATGTGATGCCTCAAGACCGGGTCTACCTTGTCGGTGATGATTCTCGATACTTTGATGTCATCGGAACAGACTTTGGACAGACCGAACTTTTAGTACAGCACTGTGGACTAGTGGAGCGGGTGGCATAATGGGCGCATCAGAATGGACAACCATAGGTTTAGCGGCAGTGACCGGGATTATCAGCCTGCTTGCCTACATCATCAAGTTCTTGCATCGCATGGACAAACGTGGAGCCGTTGACACCGCTAAGATTGAAGACCACGGTGAGCGCATTGGTAGGCTTGAAACTGTAACAGGTGAGATGCGTACAAGCATCACCAAACTGGAGGCGAAACGATGAACGGAATAAGTATTAGCAGGCTGGTCGTGGTTGTCTTGATCGCATTCGGTGCTTCCTTTAGCACGGTGTTTGGTGATGGCGTTCGTACCGCTGAAGCCAAGGACATCGCCGAGCTTGGCGCAGTGATGGCGTTGTACGGGAGCAAGGCGGTAGCGGCTGGTGTCTCGGCTGCGATGTCTGCTGCGCTGGCTTTCCTCACGATGCCTTTTAGCGGTACGCAGATGAACGCACTGAAGGTGGGCAAATGACTGCCAGTAAAACATTGTTGTCTGTAGACATACAGGACAATGGTGCTATTATCGTCCTTTACAATGATGGCGGTGTTGTATATCAGTCAATGGATGCCCTGCAATTTGCAGTAACACAAGCGGCTGAATTTACATCTAGTCAACTTGAGATGTTGTTATTACTTCTTTATATGCAAGATAGTGTTGTTGGTAAAACAGCTTTACTAGATTCTTTGCAACCTGTGAATGTGGTGACAATCAGTGGCTAAAGTACGTTACAGAATCAAGCCTGCAATTTATGTGGCTGGTGGTGGTAATCCTACTGCTAATCTAGGTGTAGTTGATGCGCTTGGCTGGAGAAGTTCATCAATCGTTAGTCTTGATGTCAGTGACACGATTTCACAAATATTGATTTATCATTGGCGCATTGGTACTCCGGGTACAGCACGTATTGGTATTCAAGGCGTTGCACAAAGTTCTAACAATCAAGGTTGGGTAAGCGATGGAACTTTTTTAGGTTCCGTTGATGTCGCTGGGTCAACGATAAGTACAACGGCTGGACTTTATGCATATACGTTGAATACACCTGTTGCTTTATCAGCTGGTACATACGCAGTAACCGTTGAGGCTATTTCTGGCACATTCAATGCAAGCAATCGTTGGTTTATGGCTCCCAGTATGAATGTTTTTTCAACCAATACTATTGGGCAAATTGGAGTTTTAAATGCATCAGGTGCTACTCTTGGTGCAGGTTCTCAAAGTTATGCTGCTTTGCGAGGTGCGTTACGAACATACGGGTATCCATACGCTACGTTCTCTGCAGCATCTGTAACGACACCTAATCAAATCGGTAATAGGATTCGCCTAACGGCAGGCAGTGCTGGTTACTATGATGTAGTCGGAGTTGAATGTCGGTTAGTCGCAACATCAACAGGTACGACATACAAAATATACGATGACACGCTGACAGAACTTGGTTCCACAAATACACCAAACAATGCATCTGCAACACAGCAGAGGGCAGAGTTTTACTTCACAAGTGCTGTTAGGTTGTATCCAGATCGAGATTATTATGTAGTTTGCTCTGGAACGCAAAGCGCAAACTATTACACGTTATTGGCTCAATCAGACAACTCCGCTTTTACAGCGCATGATTTCCAATATTGCAGTCGTTCATCTGCGTCCGGTGCTTTTACGATGACTAGTGGACGTGTTGCGGAACTAGGTCTAATCATTGAAGACCAAGCAGGCGGGGGTCTCTTGACGCATCCCGGCATGACAGGAGGCATTCGTGGCTAAGTTATTCGTACAGGCGCAAGCCACATCCAACCGCTCCGAGTACGTGTTTGTGCAGGACAGCGCAAGCACGACAGGTGGCGGTAAAACCGGCATTGCCTATAACGCTGCTGGCTTGACTGCTTACTATGTCAGACCGGCTGGAAGTGCAACGGCAATCACACTGGCAACGCAGACTGTCACGGGTGCTTGGTCATCTGGTGGATGGGTTGAGGTAGACGCAACCAACCTGCCGGGCATCTATCGCTTTGATATTCCTAATGCTGTATTTGCAACAGGTGTAGACCACGCTGTTGTGATGCTTAAGGGCGCATCTGGTATGGCTCCAGTATCGCTTGAATATCAGTTGACAGGTTTTGACCCTACCACCGCTTGGTTGACATCAGCGCAGACGGCATCTGCTGTGTGGGGTGCTTCACCTTCTGGATACAACGATGCAACAACCTTTGGTGGTGTAGTTAATCAGACCGATAGTGTTGTCAATGGCATCGATAATGAGGTGCAAGACATCGCAGGTAATGTCTGGGACGAGCTACGCTCAGGACACACAACGGTAGGCACGTTCGGCCAGTATGTCAACGCTGAACTGGTAACTCCGGTTACCTCAGCCGCTCTGGTTCGCATGGGGCCTTATGAGGTCAAGGCTGACGGGCTTGGAGCATCTGATCCGCTGGACATCCAGAAGGGCGCACAGCACGGCGTAGATATTCAGTGTGTAGATGGCAACGGTAACGGCATTGACATCACGAGTGCAACTGTTACGGCTAAGGTCTACAACTCTGGTGCATCGCTGGTTGATACTTACTCCTGTACGGCAACTTATGCAGCTGATGGACGTGCTACCTTTACGATTGACACTACGGTGACTAACACTCCAGGCACTTATACTGCAACGATTACACGCACAACGGGTGCAAGCGATACGCAGGTATTCGGTCCACTGCGAATCTATGTGAGGGACATCTAATGGCATTGATATTTGATTTGACAGAAGACCCTCAGCAGGTCGTGCAAGTCTCCGCTTGGGTCGGAGACTGGCACTCCTACGTAGTAAGGCTGGTTGATGAGCTAGGCAGTCCGGTAGACATCACTACTGGTACGCTCGGCATCACCTTCACCAACATCGCTACCGGGTCTGCTTACACCTTTGCATCTGGAAGCGTTACGCTAACCAAGCAGTACAGCGCACAAGGCATCCTGAGCATCCTGAATCCTGCGGCGTACGGTACTGCTGCTAACATCAGGGTTACGGTGTCCTTCACGGTTGGTACAGATGTACGGCGGTTTGGCCCTCTTGAAATCGAGGTCTTGGCTCCGTGATAAAGATGTCGGTTAGCCTAAAGAAAGTACGCTTGGATTCCTACCAACGGAATCTAAGTGCGCTTTCTGTTGCTGTTGGAAATGCTGCCGCTAACATCGAAGGCAATGCAAAAGATAGCATTGAGATGTCTAGTGGGCAATACCGAAAGTATCCGGGACGTAAAGAGCATCCGCACTATTCAAGCCCTCCCGGTAGTGCGCCTAACAGCGACACCGGTATTCTGGCAGGAAGCATACAAAGCAAGATGACTGGTAAGACATCTGCCGAGGTCAATGTAGGCGCAAAATACGGCATACCTCTAGAACTTGGCTGGACATCTAAAAGCGGTGGTACTGTTCCGGCTAGACCATTTCTACGTCCAGCGGTAGAAAAGGAAGCACCGGCTTTTCAAGCTGCTGTGAAGTCAATCCTAAAGGGTAACAAGTAATGGCATTTGAACCAGCCGTGATTGAGCAGTGGATCTACGAAACCCTGACAGGTGATGCCACCTTGATGGGCTTGCTTGCTCCTGACAATAAGCCAAATGGTTTCCAGATGGCGGTATACAACACGATTGCCCCGCAGATTGACCCGATATCACGCAAGCAACCGATTACCCCGTACGTGGTCTTTGACCGTGCCGGTAACGCTGGGCAAGACCAAGACACGCTCTGCGGTAGTAGGGTGTTCACCTATCCTACCTACAGAATCACCGTGTGGGATACTGCAAGTGGTGCGGTAAGCATGGCAACCTCGGCTGCAATCATGTCCCGCATAGACACATTACTTGACAATCAGCACGTTTCTAGCACCTCTCCACGGTTCTATTGCCGGAGGGAATCAACCGCTCAAACGTTTGGTTTGGAGAGTGGTGGTCGGACAGATTTTGGAGTGACGGCGGTCTACCGTATGGTCACACAACAGTAGGAGTAGACATATGCCTTTTACAAGAACTAGTGCCCTTATCGGTGAAAACTGTACCGTTACCGTAGCCTTTGGTGGTTACCAAGATGGTTCCCCGTCAGCCTTTACAGCTGAGACTTATACCTGTATCGCTCGCTCGGTACGCTTCAGTACATCGGTCAACACGGTTGATGTTTCCGCACTCTGCGACAGCCAGAACAAGGCTCAGGCAACCAAGGCTAACGGAAGCGTTGAAGTCGAGTTTCTGGTTGATTCGGTTGTCGGCCCTATCTTCTTTGGTAAGGATGGTTACTACTGCCAGATCGTAGTTACGCCTGGAAGCCTTACCGCTAAGACCTTTGTAGGTGTTGTGACTGGAACCGGCATCAGCGTTGCAAACGAGGAAGCCGTAACCGAGAGCGCAACCATTACACTTGGTGCTAACGGAGTTGCTACCGCTTGGTCGTAGTACACTAGCGCATGGCACTACAATCCCTAAAACAGATTCCTAAAGACACGGACAAAGGTCTACTTACTGTAGACCTGTCCGATGTCGCTGGAGATGGCGCAGAACTCCGCTTCCGTGAACCGAAGGCGGCTGACCTTTTCCCTGATGCTAAAGAGCTGCAATCCCTGCGTGTTGCATTTGCTGAGTTTCCAGAAGCAATGCTATACCAGATTTACCTACTTGGTCGGTGCTATGTGCCAGACCCTGCGGACGGCTCAGAAGAATCACCGCTCCGGGCTTTTGGTAATCTGGCACGAACCAGCAAGCAGACCTTCTTCCGCATCCTTGGCGAGTTTATAAGTTGGTATCCAACCGATGACCTACAGGGACGGGTAAAAGACGCAAAAAACGACTAAGAGGTGTGGCAGGTCAGGTTGCCTACTACACCGTTAAGTATCTCAACCGGCATCCAAGCGAGACCGACCTAACCCTTGACCAGATTGCAGAAGTTGCAATGATCGGACAAGAGATAGAAAAGCAACAGGTCGAAATGCTGGGTGCATTGTTTGGAGGCAGGTAACGATGACAGTAGCGGAACTCACAGCCAAGATATCGGTGGTCGGTGAAGCCGCTGCTGTCCGTGCCTTACAACGCGTAGGGCAGTCTGCCAAGAGTGTGGGTGAAGCCATCCGCACTGCGGCAGATGCCACCCGGCTATTTGAAGTAGCTCAGAACTCTTTCGCTTCCGTAACCGGGGTTCAAGCCGCAATGGCTTACGACTCGCAGGTTCGTGGTCTTGCCGCTTATGCCAAGAATGCGCAGGAACTACAAGCCCAACTGGCAAGGCTCCAAGAGATAGCAAAACTCCCCGGATTGGGGCTTACAGAGGTTCGTGCGGGTGTTCTAAATCTTGAAGCCGCAGGACTGAATGCACAAACTGCCGAACGCGCATTGATGGCTTTTGGTAATGCGCTTGCTCTGGTTGGTAAAGGCAAAT